CTCTCATCAATCAGATAAGAAATTCCCGTATCTTTGCTACCATAAGTCAAAGATGCAACACTCCAACTTCACCACCGAATACCATACAGTCATTATGACTTCTCAGCCCCAATGCACATTTCCTTTGTTTGGCGTACTTGCTTTGTTCATTTCTTATCTAATTTATTTGTTATGCTATTTTTCCTACATGATACCCGGTCTGTGCTATTTGGAGTATGTTTGGATGTCGGACAGGCTGAGCATTTTCCTGGAGTTGGGCTTTTACCCTGAGTTTTCTGCGTTTGTTGTTCTTGGGGTAACTGGCAAGTACCGGTTGAAGTCTCATAATTATGATTCTATGCGGGATCGGTTGCATGGGGGCTGGATGGAGAGTAAGGTTGGCAATGAGAAGAAGTTGGTCTACAGTGTAGTCAGGATTGGCAGCCGCATGTTCACAAGTGAAAACATTCTGAAGAACTTGGAAAAGAACAAACGAAAAGCAGAGCATGAGTACAACAGCCGTACATTGCCGACAACGAGTTTTTCGCAGTTCACAAGGAACCTTGAATCCATGGGCACCAACGTGCTCAGGTATGTTCCCACACCTGGCATCAAAAACCAACGATCATTGGTGACACATGCCCCTGATGTCAAAATCACAAGGGGTGAAGGTCTTGTTGTTAAGAAACGCAAGACAAGTCACATGAACGTTGTAAGTGCAATGGCATCAGGGCAAATCCTCTTTGGGAGAAATGGCATGCAAGGTACGTATGCTGAGAATTTGAAAGCAATGCTTGAGGTGTTCAGTGATAAGGCGATCAACACATCACTGCCGACTGAAACAAAACAATACCAAAGGCTTGTCAGCACACTACGTATGCCGTTGAATTACGTACCAGATACGAAAGGGCATGATGCCGCGGGCACTTGTAGGCGAGCGTGGGTCAGGAAGATGACTGAGTGCACTGAGGCTGGGAGAGTTGGCATGGTGTCGCCGTCGCTGCAAGAATGGCATGCGAATCCATATGGTGTCGCTCATTACTATTCCATTGACTCAGGAGTTGATAGGAGTAGGGTAAGGAAGCCATGCGCGATATGTTCGACGAGAACATGTGAGGTGTTTTCAGCGGCTGAAGCAGATGGGCGGGTGTCCTATGGGTCGATGAGCAATGCATCTTTGCTGTTCAAGACCTTTGATGTTGATTATCTTTGGCTTGTGAACATAGAGCCAAACATATCGTCCAAAGAAGTCCTTTGCTTGATGGTGGATGCTGACATAGAGGTTGGTTACTCAGCATTGCACGTAGATTGGAATTCACTGCATCAAGAGCGTTCCTATTGTGTTTTCACAGAACAGGAAACGAATGTCTCGATGGGCAAGGTGATTTCCAAGTTTTCTGATTCAGGGAATTACGTGCAAGATCTATCCAAGGTTAAGCAACTTTTCGCGCCAACATTTGCCAGGGGCTGTGCTTTGAGGAGGACAGTGCTGGGAAGAGCTGGAACATCGATGCTCTTGGAGTTGAACGTTGACCACGCTGGGCTGGGGATGTCGTTTGTGCCAGACCGGTCGCTCTACTACCTGTTACCTGTTCCGCACCCATCTTTGGGTATGGCATATTTGAAGGTGGAAAGAAAAGGTCTCGACCGTGTGTTGCAGACATTCAGGACGGTTGTGAACAAGAATGTAGAAGCCGCAAGGATACAGCTGAGGCAGGCGAACGTCACTTATTCAGTGTCTGGTACGCAGTTGACCCCGAGGCTAGAGGTGTCTGCCACGGATTATGAACTGCTCGCTATATGGATGGTAGCGTATTCAGCGTTGATGGACATTGTTGCTACAATCGGTTCTGATGTGATTGAGTATAAGCACGGCTCGACCAAGACAAGAGGCACACCTACAGCGATTGCATCTTCTGTTTTGGACACAGTGGTATCAAGACTTCTTGGCAACACGACTGAGACAAACCCACAGTTTGGCAGTCAGAACAGCGTAAGACAGTGGTTGAAGCGCTGCGAAGCTGACGGCAGGTTTTTGACGTTGGAACAAATATCAGACAAGTCGTACTCCGAAGTGTTTGGTAAAAACTTCGCGTTCAACACCAGTTGGAACTTTCTCAACTCGACATATGGCAAGCTTGGGTTGAGCGTGAAAGGTGTCAAAGAAGTGCTCAATTGGTGTCAGGATGCCGGATCAAGCGTCTGGAGAGCCGGGTTCAACTGTGTGAACGTATTCGTGACAATATCACTGGAATTGGAGGCGTTGACTGATGAAACCATTGGCTTTGCGATAGACTCAGCCAAACATGCCTGTCGCATACTTGGCATAGAGCATGGCAAATTGGACAGGACGGCAGGGTGGTTGGCAACGCGACACAAACCAGCAGGCACGATATGGGCTGAGGTATTGCATGCACAGAAATTGCCATTTCAAGTGGCGTCTGTCAAGATTGTTGAGGCGTTTGTGAATAATTATTCACCAGACCCAGCAATTCTGGCAGCCATTGAGGAGGCAAGGAAAGTGAACCTGGAGACCAGCATGGATGATATCCCGTATAATTCATTCATCACTGAATTGAAATTGTTCTTGGGGAAGTTCAACACGCGTGCAGAGAGGTATTCCCAGTTTCACTCAATTCTCAGTGCAGCGGATTACGCCAGGGTGAAAATTGATGATGACTTGTCGAAGAAAATAGACAAGTTGATGGATGAAGCCAAAGGAGTGATGGCAGAGGTTGCAGATGTACCTGGTGTTGAGATTTTGACAGAGTCAAGATTGAGCCTAAGTGGTGACGCACCAATGATGATGGTACTACCAGTTCCACCAGTCAAGTATTTTGAGAACGGCAAAGTGCAGGGGTCGACTTCTGTTAACCAAGCGTTCGCACAAAAGCTGGTTTTGGAGCTTGATGAGCCAGACAGGCTTGGTACACGCAGCAAGAAGAGGTATTTGACGCGGTTGTCGCATGCGGATGGGAAAATTGATTTCTCACCGATACATGATGAGATGAGGGATTCCTTTGAACCATTCATGGACAAGACAGAGAGGCCTCTTGAGCTGCCTGCTATACCCTTTGGGTCAACCTGCAGTTATTCTCCAGATGACATCGGATCCAATTTTCTATGCAATATTGCAAAGAAGGTGGCTGGTCAGTCAACTGCTGGCGGGAATGAATGCCAATTTGCCAGTGATGAGCAGGTCGTTGAATGGATAGAATTGAGGTCAGCGGAAACTAACATACCCGCAGTTAAGAATGCCATTGCAAGTTGCGCATCAAAGGTTGGTAATAAGGCAACACCGTTCCTCATGCACATTGAAGGTTTGGCCATGGGCGGAAAATCCAAGGGGATAAGAAGTTGGATATCATCACAGGACATAGTGGTGGTTCCATCCAACAAGCTGAAGAAATCTTGGATAAAAGATCTCGGTGAGCTGGCGCCATTCCAACGCGCAACCGTAGTGACACAACACACCGCGCTGACGAAAACAGCTTCAAGGTTTGTGATTGTTGATGAGGCATACACGTTTGAGACTCCACATCTTGAGATGTTGAGGCGTCAATGTACGCTTGCAAAGGGCATGATCACTATATCTGATGGTCACCAAATTCGTGATGTGTTTGCAGAGGGCACCTCCACATTTGATCCGAGTCAATCTGTCCCATGGTTTACCGCGATCGCACCGGTGTCATTCGTTCCATATGATGCATTGGTAACTTATATCACTAACAACAGTAGTGAGATAGTGCCGAAGATGTACTACAGTGGTTCGAGAGTATGCAATGGGTTGTATTATACAATTCAGAGCGATGAATTCATGATACCCGGAAAAGACGATCTGTGCATCAATGGCACGCAAAATGGCAAGGGGATGATGGTGGCGAAAGGAGTGGAACAGGCCATAACATCTCATGAGGGGCAAGGTTCAAGAAGTGAGTGTACGTATATACACTCAACCGCTTCCAACGGCAATTGTCCAGATATGGCGTTCTTGAAGGCAAACCCGAGGCACTTTGGTGTGGCGATAACAAGATCTCGAAAATTCACTTGCTTCGTCGTGAGTGACAAAAGGAGTGCAAAGGAGCTACCCTTCATAGACAGTTCAAAGGTTAATGGGCCTAGTCACAAGTTGCCAACCGACGTGTTGTATGGTGGCTCTTGCTATGATCTTGTGGATCCAGTGGTGCAATCAACCATGCTGTACGAAAGGTTTGAGAATGAGAACGTCATACTCACTGACAATGCCATGGAGGTTTGTGATGCCAACATATCATTGGGTAGCTTTGTCGATGTTGACAACACCGAAGCTTTTCCGATGGAAGCCATAAAAGAGACTGTGTTGCCTGTGGAAAGTTGTCACTTGGTGAACTCACATGTTCCTGCTCATGCGGCAGAAAGCATTGAAAAGTTCATATTCAATCCAGCCAATGTGCAGGGTGTTGGAGAGATGAACATGCTTGAAAGGCGTACTGAACCAACGAGCATAACTCCAATGCATTTCATGGTGGCATCTAAGATCGTCGACGAGTTGTTTGACAAAGTCGTTGATCCAAAGATGTTTCTCAAGATTGCGGAAGAGTGCAGGGGTTCAATCAATGTGCAATCTCGTGATCAAGTTGCGAAGATGATTCAGGCGAGACAAGGGTCAAAGGTCGATAGCACTTCGTTTGCATTCGGCAAAAATGAGCCCTCAAAGAAAGTGATAACGCTCGGTGGCAACATGAAAACCCTGAGTGTCACGGCAATGAATGCAACACAGTTGATGCTGTTCAGCGATGTTTGTGACACTTTGACGATTGCTTGGAACAGGTCCCTTTATCCAGGGATTCTAACTCCCGTCGGGTTCACCAAAGCTGAGATTGCTAGGAAATTGGGTAGCATGCACAGCACGTTTGAGATTGATATTGACAAGCAAGATTCTTCTCACACGGCTGTTCACGTTGCTGTTGGTCTTCACTTGATGGCGATGTGCGCGCAGCGTCTTGGATTGCCTGAGCTTGCAAAAGAGATAAGACAACAGCGCACCATAGGCGATATGCAAGGCAGCCTTAGAATCACCATGGGCACTGGGCTTGGATCAGGTGACATTTGGACCTTGATTATAAACCAGATCATGGCAATGAGCACATTGGTGTCAAGGTATGACATACCTAGGGGTGCATCAATACTCCAAGTCGGTGATGATTTTACCAGCGATGTCATGTTGAAGGAAAAGAAGAAGCCGATAATGGGTTCAGAAGATGTCATCCTAAAGTTTGTAACTACAGGAGACTTGATTTCAACCTATGAAAAAGGAAAAAGGCCTTCTTTCACATCGAACACAAGCATCAACGAGGAGACGTCAATAGCTGCCAGGGTCAGGGGAATCGTGAAGATGGCCTTTGCCCCAAGAAACAGAACACAGCACATTGCGTACGGCGTGGAGTGTTCATTGATGAAGTCAACCATGGCAGTAATTGGACAGCCGGAGTTCTGTGAGGCATTTCATCAGTTGTTTGGAGCTGACCCAACATTCGTGGAACAGATTGTCACAAGAGCAACCACGCTTAGTCAGATCAAGTTTGATGACCTAGAACAAAGTCTCAAGCTGCACGCGCAAGATGAGAAGAAGTGTGTTGTGCATTCTAGCGAGGGTGGGTGCTTTGGGTTTGCATTAATGCACGCTGTTGCAACGAATGTTCAAGCTTGTAATGCATTCAGTGCATACACATCTTGGCTGAGCAAGAGTGAGTGCATTGACATATGCGCTAACAATCAAATCGACTACAAAGCTATGGATGGCAAGTACATCCGGAAGAACAAGAAGTCTGCAGATGCGTGCGTTGATGATTATCTGAAGCGGGCCAAGTCGACTCCAATGGTCTACATATTTGACGATCATGCCATAAGCATCACAAGTATTAGCAGTGAAACTGTGACGTTTAGTGGCATGAAGAGGTACAAAGTCAACTTGATGACTGAAGCTGTTGAAGACATGGATTTTTGAGTTCATTGCATATCTAACTATCGATATAAAATTTAGTCGTCTATTGTACGAGACCAATAGGCAACATTCCTTTTGCCGAGCATTTCAGATGTTTAAACTGGCAAACAATGGGATAAAGTAGAGATACGGTCCACGTGTAATGCGTGCATATGGTGTATTACTGCAGGTATCCTCTGATAACAGTAATGCTGAGCATCGTGATCGGGGAAAGAGTGAAAAATGAGCAAAGCTACATCACACTTCAATCCCGAGCTGAGAGATTCCACTCCAAATATCTCTGGGTTCATCTAAAGATTGCCGAATCTATTTGACCTGTACGGCTTTGGTAGGCCGTGCTGTGTACAGACTGCAGGATGCGGGGCACCCGAATGTGGTGTCTTAAAGGTACAGTCGACCTCCAAGGAAAACTTGGTTAAAGGTGCCAAAATTCATTGCATCTGTTCATTTCCTGAATCAAAGCAACCTGAGAAAGTTGGTCAAAGTCAACAGCATCGACAAAAACGTGACAATATGACTGGAGCAATGGCAACGGTGATGAGAGGAATCGCGGGCCCACAATTGGGCACTATGCGTTTCAATGATTACGTTGCGTCTCCAGGAGCGACAACGATCTCCGCAAACGGTACAATTGCATCCGTGTCACAGTATTGTCCATGGGACGAAGTTGACACCGCTGTGATAATCAACAAGTACACATACGCTGACTGGTCAAGATTGAACATTACGTTCAATCCGGGTCCAGCTGCTTATGGTCGTGCGATCACAGTGTTTTGCGGTTGGACAAATGAAGGTGCCGTTGTCCCAACCACTGTGAAGGAGTTTTCACGACTGAAGGGATTTTGGACTGCTACCTTCGGAGGAGCAGGTGATCCAGTCACAGCAAAACATGAG